CAAGATCGCGCACAATGCTGTCAGTGCTAACGCAAGCCAAACTAAGCGACTCATTCCGCTACCGCTTTCATAATTCCTTTATGTACGAACTCACGCTTCAATGCTTCATGCGCCAAATACAGCTCATCAGTAAGGCGATCTACTTCTGTCTTGAGCCAGTCACGCTCGCGCGCTATTGCCATCATGTGATCGTGTAGACGGTCGTAATGTTCGCTGGGGTTGTTCATAATTTCATTCTCTCAATGACCTTTGAGCACTGACCTGATGACAAAGTTTCGAGCACTGCATCGTCTACGCCGAGCGTCTTATGGATGAACTCCAAGAGCTGGAAGTCATCCCATGCTTTACCGCGCGCAAGTGATTTCAAGAAGCCGATTTGTTTTGGTGTTGCTCCGCCGAATGCGTCCGGGGATGGTGCACTGTTCACGCGGTTTACCTTCTCCATCTCGGTCACTGATGCGCGTTCTCCAGTGTGTCCAAGTGGGCCGTTACTGATCGCGCGTCCGATCGCTGATGTTTCGCAGTTCTCTAGGAACGATGTTTTGTTCACTGGACTGTTTCCCATGACTTCTTCTGCCCAGCCAGTCGCGATCGGCTCTTTTGCGTTGTCAAAGGTCTCGCATCGGAAGATCACCGTAGAAGCGTCGTAGTGCATCATGGTCGTCACTACCTGTCCTAGTGGGTAGGCAGTCCAGAAGCGTTCTAGACGCTGTGCAACGGTCTCATAGAGCGATAGGTCAAAGTGTGCCATTAGCGCGCCTTCCATACGATCGCCATGTTGCCTGCGATCGTTGGACGCTCTAAATCTGTGGCGTAGACAAACTTGTCTTTAACCAAGGATCCTCGAGTCGGTCTGACAGTGTTGCCAGAGATGCCCAGTGCGCGCTCAATCTCTTCATCGGTCGCGCCGCCTGTCTGTTTTAGGTATTCATAGACGCGCCTACGCTTTGAGCCTGATTTAGGCAGTGCGCGCAAAGCTGCACTTGCCGAAGTGGGTTTTGCGCTGGGTGAGATGATGACGGTGTTTCGGTCTATTGCACATTCTTCACGGTATGCGCCAAGTCCGCGTGTAGGTGCAAAGAGTTGTAGGTCGTTCATGCGGAGTAAGCCCGGATGCAGTTAATCGCCGCACGAATCACACTTGCATTGAATCGGTTTTGCTCTCCGCCGATTGTCATGTGTGCATCGTAAATAATTGTGAGTTCGTCTAAAAGTATTTCGTGATCGTCTAGTCGATCTATTGGGCGCGCTAAATGATTAGGGCGCATAATGTCATCTATGAACTCTTTGAATACTTTGTTGTATTTGTCGGAATAGTTTTCGGGATACATCTGTCGGGTCTCCTCTGTGATACCAGTTTCGGGATAGGGCTCTTCGGTCACTTCGGAAGGTTCCAAGGTGTCCAGTTAGAATTATGCCACACTGCGAGAGCTGCGGTGAGGTTTACTTTGGGATCAAACAATTCGTCGCACACTTTTAAGATCCCTTTCGCTTGTAGCCAACCTTGCGGCCAGTATGCCGAAGGGGTGCACCAGAATCCATTAATCTGCATGAGACCGTAAGAGCCGCCATTGGTGTCTCGAGCATTAAAAGCGGTACTCGTACAATTTGACTCGCGTTTCAACACTCGTAGGAGCGTCGGTGTTTCGGTCGCAGGCCATCCCACACTTAAAGCGAGGTCAAGAGCTCCAGCGCAAGCGGTGACAGCTGTAGTAACGGGGGGTGTAACTACGACTGGCAGTGTGCCTAGCGGGATAGTGGCGTAGGCGGTCACGGGGCTTACTTGTGACATGCCTTCAGGCGGCTTAGAAGCGTCCCAGAGAAGCACAAAAGGACAAAGCCCTATAGTTACCCATGCAAAGATTTTGATTGTTAGATAGCTCATTGTTGAAAACTCAATTCTGTTGGGACGCCCCAGCTATCGCCCGCAAGAGTGCGGAAGGCGATCTGTGCGCGGATGATTGTGTGTGTGTCTTCGTGTCGGAAGATCTGGACAAGGATTTCTTGTCCGTTGTCAAGGTTGCATCGCCCTACTTCGTAGATGAAGACTTTGGGCTCGGTCATAATTTAACTCCTATCGTCGGTAGAACGACCATAGAGGATCAGTGTGCGCTATTGGGGGATTTCGACGAACACTCTCTGAAAGGCTTGTTTTACAAGGACTGGAGAGTCTGCCATTGCAGGCGAGATCTCTACATGAAGCCAGTCTCCGCCCGGTGCGCCGTGAATTGTTGGCTTGGAGTATTTGCTCCACGCTTGTCGAGTGCACTGCCATCCGCGTCCGTAGGGCTTAAGCAGGTAGTCAAGAATGCACTCAAGTCCGAGAGCGTTGGCGTTTGCTGTAACGATGTTAAAAAAGTCCATCGTGCCCTTGCGATTAGCTGTCGGATGTTGCTCTGACTTGCGATATGAAAGATCTACGGCGCGCCCTGTGGCATGCACTGACAGATTTTCGGATCCGCGCATATTTCTTACGCCCCACGACCCATTGTTCCAGAAAGCGCCGTTGCCGTATTTGATCGCCTGTCGGATCCATTCATCAGTTCCTGCGCGCGGGCCAGCTGCGGCTCCGTCGGAGTTCCCTGTGTACGGTCTAGAGTTCGGGATCTTAGGATTTGCGGGAATCACGCTCATAATGTTGGCGGATCTTTCGGACGATCTTTAAGACCGTTGCCAGCGAGTAGACCAATTAAGCCGCCTGCAAGGGTCATCAGCATCGGTGACAAGACTCCCCATGCTTCGGCGTCATTAGGGCTTTGCTCGGTAGGTTGCACGACAAAAAGGAGTCCGAAGATAAGTGATGCGATTGCCATGACGAAGGATGCGGTCAGTCCGATTCCTACAATAAGGATTAATCGAGCTTTGATTTGTTCGTTGCTTAAGCGTTTGTCTGGGTTCATGGGCAACGCCTTTCAAGTATTCCGTCAGCTTTAGTGGTGTTGCAGTTTTCGCGGTAACGATCAGCACAAGCGGTCAGGACGAGCGCGAGCATAACACTAGCCAAGTAGTAGCGCGGCTTCATCGGCTGTAATTCCTAGCCTGTCGAGTAGCGCGGCTTTTGCTGCGGCTTTGTCGGCTACGGCTTTTAGATATGCGGTTTCCTCGTCTGCGTCGAGTTTCGCTAATTTAGTTTCGGCTGCGGTCATGTCGCGTACAACAGTTTCGCCTGTTTGCGCGTCGTGTTCTGTTTTTGTGGTCATGACAAAGAATATCCGTAGACATAGCAAGTGCCGGTCATTGTGTTAGCGCCGCTAATTGTAAAGCCGTCAAACGATGTCGTTTGGCGTTGCTGTAGTGAACCTAAAGCTAAAACTGTTGATGAGGCTGCGTTATATCCATTGGCTAAAAATGCGCTAGTTTTTGCTGCCTCAAAAGGATTTGTAATATCCATAATCCAAAATGACGCGCCATCGCTACCTAAGTAATCTGTCCAACTGGTAGCCGCGCTAGTTGTTGCAACACTTGCAGATGAGCCAGATGCAAGTAAACGCACACGGTCATAATTTGAGGTGCTGTTATCTGCACCGCCAACACGCAACCTAAAAGTCATGTTTTCATCTGCAACAGTAAAATCGTAGATAATTCTGTAGTTTTTGTATGTCGCGCTAAAACAGTTGTTAATGCTAAAACTTGTGCCTGATACGGCAGTGCTAGTGACAAACGCTAAACCGCTAGACGGTGCAACGGCAGGCCCGACAGTAGCCCAAGCCGAGCCATCGTAATACTGCACGACATTCGTAGATTCAAGGTAGCAAAGCTGACCTTCGGCAAGCACTTTTTCGCCTGCGCCACCAAAAGCAGCGTCGCGCGTGACGGTCGTAGCGAACACTGGCACGCCTGTTCCAGCACTGATATTCATATCGGCTGCGGTCAAGACTTCCGCTGCTACATAAAGCGGGACTGATGTTTGTGCGTTAGCTCCCATAGTGCTCCTATCCTAAGACATTTTCTGCGTCAAGTGTGCCATACACAATGTCATCCAAAATGAGCTCATAGACGATTGTGGTTGGCGAGGTGAAGTAGGTGACTGCGTGCCCAGCCGACAAAGTAAGCCTGTGCTCTAATCCTTCAATGGTCAGATCTTGAGCGAACTGGGTTGGGCCTGCCGAGGTTGTAATTGACTTTTGGATATTGATTAAGTCGCCGACATCGAGTAGCGCCAAAGTGTCTTGGTCTAGGGCAGGTGTGCCGGGGAACTCGGTGCCTAGAAAGTTAAAGCGCGCTTCGGGATCTGGGCTTATTAGGTATTCGGCAAGTGTCAAAGCTGCGGCGTCATTGTGCAGAAGTGAGTCCGTGATGGATTTAGTTTGGATTAAATACAAGGCTTGAGATGCAAGGTCTTCTGCAACCTCTGGCGATGATGCTCCAGCGTGTTCAACTGATGCACGATTGATCACTGTGTCCGCTTGGAAAGAGATGTCAATTGCGCTGTAACCGATGTCTGTGCCGTCGTCATGAAACTCGGCGACAGGGATCCCTAGCGTTGTTCCTAGACGCTTCTGGAAGGTCATTGTGCCTTCACGATCCACGAAGATTCGACCCTGTTCCGCTTCGTTGATTTTGTTGGCATATGCGGCAACGGAGACGCCGTTGGAGACCGTGTAGGCAGCTGATCCGCCAAGGGTCGCCACGCCTGTCTCAATGCTCCGTGTGCCTGTGTAAGCGACTTCTGGCAGATCTAGCAGGTCATCAAAACGCGCGCTTGAGAGCTGCTCTGTGACATTCCATTCAGCAAGAAAGGTCTGTCCAAGCTGGTAG